GATCTCCTTAAGACGCTCCTCTACTTTTAGACCTCTAGATCCAAGTTCTTTCCTTGCCACTTCAATATCCTGTGCTTTCGAAGAATTACCGCTAACGGTGTCGGTCTTGAAGTCGTGTTCGATGCCCTGCTTGCAAGTTGGGCAGTTGTCATTGTGTTCGTAGAAGTCGATTTCTTTTCGCAGGGACTTGAGTTTGCTGGATAATTCTCCATCTAATGTCTGTAGCTCCTCTAATTTTTTCTTAGTAACACCCTTGTCGGAGATACCCTTAGTCAACCCCTCTATATCGTCTAGAATAGTATCAATGACAGCCTGTTCGCTTTCGATAAACGCAATTTGTTCACGTAGCTTCTCTTTAAGCTTAGACACTTCACCCTGCTTAATCTCACGAATGGAATCATTGTGCTTCTTGGATGAATCTATTCTATTCTTAAGTAAATCGATCTGGTACTTTATCTCAGTGATCTCAGTCTTGTTAGCAGTAAGCCTATCTTTGAGTAACGTATTCATCACAGTAAAGATTTGAATATCTAGCAAGTCTTCGATAACATCTCTTCTCTCACCAGCACGTAACTGCATGAACGGAACAAATGTACTAGCACCTAGAACAACAACTTGACCAAAAGACTTATAGTTTAACTTAAGGATACTCTCCTCTAGATAAGCTTGATAGTCTCGGGCAGCCGCATCTTGATTCATTAACTCATCGTTCTTCCAAATCTCAAAGAAGTTTGGCTTGATGCCACGCTTAATAACATACTTAGCACCACTTATGGTAAAGTACGCTTCGACTTCTAGACCCTTACCGTTGATGGAGTTAAGTAGTTGGTTTTTCTTAATAGTACGAAACGCCTTACCGTATAACGCAAACGTCAATGCGTCTAGCATAGTTGACTTACCTGCACCATTGTCACCAATAACAAGAGTTGATTTACTCCTGTTTAGTTGTACTTCGGTCCAAGCATTACCAGTCGATAATATATTTTTATATCGAACTCTCTCAAACAAAATCATAAATCAATCGCCTCTTTGTACAGATCATCTAGAATACTCTCAACCTTCGCCTTATCACCAGAAAACTCCAAGTTCTGAACATACTGCTTCAGAATGGTTAGAGTGTCTTGTGCCTCATCGACTAACTCACTTTCATCTATAACGTCAAGATTCATATGATCCTCTACGACTTTGATGTCGCATGGAGCAGATGCTTGTAGTCTATCTAAGAACAAGTCAAAGATGTAAGGGTTACTCTTATTAGATACTATAACTTTTATAAAGGTGTTTGTCAAGTTAGTTGTGTCTAAGTAGGCAACGTCCTCTATAGTCATATCAGTATCATTGTACACAATCTTGTGAAAAAGACTGAATGGGTTACGGATGTATTCCATTGTGCGAGATTCAGTATCAAACACACTAAAGCCACGCTTTTGATCGTGATCGGACCAAGTCATCTCGTATTGAGCACCTAGATACGAGATGTTACCAACCGATGATGGCTGATGGAAGTGACCAGAATATACTGAGTCGAACTTAGCAAACGTGTTGCGGTCCATACCATTGTCACATAGATGTCCTTTATCCATCTCATAGCCAGTAATCTCAAAGTGACCCATGAGAATTTGCGCTTTGGTGTCAGCCATAGCTTTCATAGACATATCATAGTTTTCTGCACATAGCCAAGGAGCAAGCATAATCTTACACCCGTCCATATCCAACTCTACTGGCTTTTCCCAATATAGATGTAGGTTCTTGTGGCTTGTATTGCCGTATAACTGGTTCAGACTGTTTACGTCATTAGTGTTTTTGAAGTAGGTGTCGTGATTACCAGCTATCATGTATAGCTCGATGCCTTCATCTGCACAGACCCGCATAAAGTGGTCTTCCAGATTCTTGGCTGTGACAAAGTTAATATACTTACGTCTGTCAGTAACATCACCTAAGTGAAATACTGTAGTTATTCCATGTTCACGTAGATGAGGGAAAAACACTTCACGGTAAAACTTTATCTGATGATCAGCAATGGCTGTATTATCATTACGTGCGCCCCAATGCGTATCGTTCAGTATTGCAATCTTCATACTCTAGTCCTCTTTTTTAGGATCTTCGTCAATAAACTTCTCTAGACCTTTCTTTGCTTTCACCTGTTGTTTCTTCTTGTCAGCCATCTTCTTCTCATATGTCCTAACGAAGTCATTCATATAATCGTTATTGAGATCAATATAAGCTGGTTCACCAGAAGCATCATCTGCGCCATCAGTAGCAGTACCCGTCATAACAGAATTCTCTGTGACTTTGTGCTTGATGTACAATTGCTTCTTCTCTTTATCGATACGTCTTAGAAAGGCGTACCATATAATCTGCGTAAAATAAGCGAATGGATTATGCGACTTCTCTGGGTCAAAGTTACCTAGTGCTTGGATAGCATTCTCTAGACCATCACTAATCATCTCATCTTTGTATGAGTAACCAGAAAAGTTTGGCTTAGATGCCAGTCTAGTAGATATCTGGTAGATACAGTGACCGATATAGTTTGGAATCTGTGGTCTTTTGTCACCTGAGTCCTCTGCTTCGTTGCACAATTTCTTGTACGCTACGATAGCTTCCAGAAACTCTGGGTTGTTTACGTAATTTCGTGTCGCTCTTTTAGCCATCAATCACCTCACCTTTTATAACTTATTTACTATAGTATATACAAAAACGTACCGTTTGTCAAGACATTATTAATTTATATTTTATTGAAATAATACTAGAAAAGACTTGACATGCCTGTGGAATCGTGTATAATAGAGCTATGCTCTCAGAAATAGAACTAATGTTTAACACTAGACTTAGATTCAATTAACGCTGTGAACACATCTTCTAGCGTAGCATTGTCATCATCTAGATTGTCTTCTAGGCTGTAATTATCTTCAGACTGTAACTCTTCTAATCTGGATACGAATGTATCATAGTACTCTGTAGCTTTCTCGTTCGCTTTCCCCGAGAAGAGGATGTCATTCTTATTGAGAGAAACGGTATTATCATCAGACAACAGCATCCAACTCTTAGCGAAGAATCCGTGAATAGGATGTATTCGCACTTGTACAGGGTTCTCGATAATCAAATCTGTTTCATCTTCTGATACAGAGTTAGCTATCAAGTCTTCACCGTTACTCATCTTAATATGAATCAACATAATTTATCCTTTAATACTAACATTATATATACGATATTCAAACCCCTCATCGTTGTATATCTTAACTCGTTCGATGAAGTGCTTGACTGCGAAGTTCTTATTTGATTTCCATTGTAGATCATCAACTATGTCGTAAAGCGTAGCTTTACTGTTTCCCTCATGCTTTCTTAAGACTCGTCCGATCGACTGTAGATTTCTGATTTTCGATTTAGACGGGCTTGCAAAAATGATATTGTCCAGACGCTTGATATTAACACCAGTGCTGAAAGTACCATAACTAGCGAGAATAATATTATCATCATTTGTCTCAGCCAATCTCCTAACCTCTTCACGGTCCTCTGCGCTGATTCCACCGTAAATGAAATGTACGTGTTTCCCCTCTTTCTCAAGTAAAGGCAATAAGACTTTGCCGTGCTTCTCAACGAACTGAAACAGTATGAGAGTGTTGCCTTGGAGCGAGTGAGCAAGATTTCGAATATATTTGTTTCTCGATTCATTTGTAACTATCCAGTCAATTTCTTCCTGATAGGTCTTGCCTTTATTTAACTTCCTAATCGCATCTGGATACTGTAGAGTAATAGCAGTGATCCCAAACTCTGCGAGTGTGTTATCTTCTATCAATTTCTTTGTAGTAGTTACTTCGTACACTGCGCCGAATAAACCTTCAAGCACCAATTTGTGTGTCTGTGATCCATCAAGTGTTCCTGTGAATCCGTAACGATACTTACAATCTATCATCTTCTCTAGTACAGATATCAGCGACTTAGCTTTAAACAAGTGAGCCTCATCTCCTACAACCACATCAAACTTTTCGTACCAATCCTTTCTTAATTTATATATGGATTGCCATGTTGTGATAGTGATCTCAGCGTCAACGTTCTTATCAATGCCGCCTCTTATCTTATGTATATCTAATGGATTACCGTTATTGTATTCAATAAAATCAGACGCCATTTGCTCTACGAGTGATGTCGTAGGCACAACAATGAGCGTCTTTCTGCCTTGTGCCATATGAAAACGTGTTAGCATGTAAATGATGAACGACTTACCAGATGCTGTTGGTGATAGCATCAAAGCCCTATCTCGTTTAAGTGCATGTACAACAGCTTCGTTCTGATACTCTCTAGGCACGAAAGTCGATCCGAACTCTTTAGCTAGTTGCATTCCTGAATCATCAGGCACATCATTTATCTCGTATGTGCCCGCACTGATCTCTACGGGATAATCTCGCATGTTGCAGAACTTTAGAATGCGTGGAACGAGACCAGCATATATCATGCCTGTCATGGCATTAAACAATCTTATCTTGCCATCCCAAACTTTGTTACGCACAGAAGGTATGAACTTAGCACCCGGTACTTCAAACTCAAAGTGTCCTGATAGCTCCATCTTAATGCCTGGTTCACAGCTTACTCTAACGTAAACATCGTTTACTCGTTCTATTAGAACATTATCCATTAGCCACCAACTCTAAATCTCTCCCAGTCTATGATGCTCTTTATTTGGAATCCCCTGTTACCAATCATCTTAATGATGGCTTCTAGGTATTCCACTTTTTGCTCTTGTTCACCAATACGCAACCCAGCTTCGATCAGATCATTGTCCGCTTCGATGTACGTTGGTATGTCTTGTCTCAGAATTTTAAGGGGTTGAGGTTCCCAGCCATACTGCTTTAGCTCGGATACATCTAGGTCGCCCTTGTAGTATTCCATCTTGAGCATCTTTAGCTTTTTGTATTCCGCTTTCATCTTACGTAGGAAATGACCTTCTCCCATGTAAAATTTGAAATACTTATTGTGTAATTTGGGGGTGTTCGAAGCTTCGTTCGATATGTTGATTGCGTCTATTGGTCCGTCTTTGTCCCATTCTGCAATAATATTCTCTAATTTCATTCATCTCTCCATAATTTAAGTATCGTTCTGCGATCATATCACAGGTAGTTCATATTGTCAACTCAGTATAACCACACTAATAGTGCTACTTGTAGCAATACCAGCACTAAGACCAGTGCATGTTGTTTTCCAGTCAGTTCTTTAGGATCAAATTTAGCCATTATAGCACTTTTATGCTGTAGTCACTGTACTTGAACGTGACAGTAAAACTTGGTGGTGTAATATCTGCTTCAGTAGTATTTAGCTCTATGCTACCAACGGCTACTGGAAACATCTCTTTAAACGTTAGCTCTATGTTGGCGTTCTTGTTACTATCTAATATGATTAGAGTTCCATCAGATGTTACGCCTGTTCCTTCAGGATTAAGAGCAACTCCCGAAGATACTTGTGGCGAGTTAAGTGCCGCATATCCTGTAAAGCTTTCTGGTCTAGTAATAGCTTCTAGCCAACTCAGAGATTCTTTAAACCCTAGAAGATTTTCGTCTGCTATGATCTGTAGAGTAAGGTCTTCATACACTAGTGTGTCACCTGGTGTGTAGATCGACTTAAACGGAGTCATTCTTTCTGCGTATCCAGAGTTAACTCCAGGTATGTTTACCTGTTGTACATAGAATTCGACATTAGGTAATCTGTTGATTACGAATTTGAACTCGACTGATGATAGAAAGTTATTTGTAGCCACGTTTTATTCCCTGTTATATAGTACTATTTATATAGCGCACAGTAGACTGTAACCGACTTTAGTGGGTGGTCTATATTAAGCATCACGCCCCATGATACTCTACTGCACTCTATTATTTATACGCAAAAAAAAGAGGCTCCGAAGAGCCTCTTTAAAGTCAGGTTGGGTTAACCCCAATCTTATTTTTATAGCAAGTTGCTAACAGCAGTACGTCTGTAATAGATGTTTGTGTTAGCAGTAAGTGCGCCGTTACCAGCTGTAGCACCCTGTGCATATGGGTTTGATACCATACCATAGCGAGTCTTAAAGCCAAGCTTAGACTGGAAGCTATTCTCACCAACTGCACGAACCATTTGCAATGGCACGTATGGGCAATAGAAGAGACCAGCATCGAATGTGCTAGAACCCTTATAACCAACTACCATGTAGTTAGCGCCGGCATATGGATCGATATACACTTTGAAGCGACCGTTAAGAACACCAGCAAATGTATTGCCTGTGTCATCTGGGCTCAAGTTGTTGCTGTTCAAAGCAGGAGCATAGTCAAGAACGCCTGCCATTTGAAGTGCAGATGCAACATCAGATGAACATACGATCAAGTTACCTTTGCCTCGACGGGTGTCTTTAGCAATTTGGTTAGCTTCTTTTTCGATTTGGAACATCAAACCTTTAAACTTCTCTACGCTCCAACGACCGTTTGCATCAACGTCTAGGTTGAATGTTCCGGCTGATGCAGTACCAGTTTGTGATCCAGGTTTAGCATTGGTATAAACCGTACGAATTACTTCACGGTTAATTTCAGCAAGCAATTCAGCAGACAACATGTTAGCAAGCTCAGTCTCAGCATCCAAACCATGGATAGCTTTAAGGTCTTGAGCAAGTTCAGTTGTGTACTCTGCTTTCAAAGCACGTGACTTAGCTGTTACAGATACTTTCTCGATAGCGAAAGACATTTGAGCGAACTCA